AGTGCCAATTCGATGGGGGTTGACCGGAACAGTGCCCAAAGAACAATTCGAGTTCCAGGCGCTGCATGTGAGCCTGGGGCCAGTGGTCAGTAGACTGGCTGCGTCAGAGCTGCAAGATCGAGGAGTGTTGGCTCAGTGCCATGTGAACATTGTGCAATTGGTAGACCATGTTGAACACAAGAACTATCAAAGCGAACTGAAATATTTGTTGGAAGAACCGGGACGATTAGACGCCATAGCAGGACTGGTAGCCGAAGTCAACAAAACCGGTAACACATTGGTATTGGTTGACCGGATCGCAGCCGGTCAAGAATTCGTGGAACGATTAGGAGACCGGGCAGTTTTTGTGTCGGGTGCAACCAAAGCTGGCGATAGACAAGGACATTATGACGAAGTTGCAAACGTTGATGATAAGATTATTGTGGCGACTTACGGTGTGGCCGCTGTGGGTATTAATATTCCTAGGATTTTTAATTTGGTTCTTGTGGAACCCGGAAAGAGCTTTGTCCGTGTTATACAATCAATTGGGCGAGGTATTAGAAAAGCCGAAGACAAAGAACACGTACAAATCTGGGATATAACTTCAACCTGTAAGTTTGCCAAACGGCATTTGACCAAACGCAAAGTCTACTACAAAGAAGCTCAGTATCCGCACACACAAGAACGTCTTGATTGGCAGACTTGACCTTGTGTGTTACAAGGTGCTATAATATAAAAAATATTAGGAAATTATTTTGCGAATTCTTACCTTGGCCAACAAGGCCTATGAACTTGATAGCCTGCCCGAAGAAGTCGATGACATGAGATTTGCCATACTGGACAATTCTGATCCGGCCAATCCTGACTATCATTATATTCCGTTAATCTTTTTGGAAAGTTTTAACGCTCCGGCTCTGGTGTTGCAAATTGGCCGACATCGTGTTAATATGCCCATGGATTGGCAGGTGCTGATTGGAGAACCAGATCTTGGGGATCTAGAAATGCTGCCACTCACTGCCATCAACGATCGAGGATTTTCAGTATTTGAATTCAATCCACTCAGCAGTTTTAGGCCCAGCTATTTGCCCATTGAGATAGTGGATGTGTATTCCGAGGTAGCGTGGTATGCACCCAAACTCAAAAATGGTCAAATGCTGTGTGTTCCTTTGAACGATGGTCCCAAACCTTTGTGTGTGTACTTTGTCAAAGACATCAGCAGAAATTGCGAAATTGTTGACTACAACAAAGCATGGTAGATTATGACCAAACCTGTGAGTGATAAACTAAACATTGGCAACGAGATGCGCCAGCTCGATGCAAAAAATCGAGCATTTTACGATGAGCTCAGTCCAGAGGAGCGTAAAAAATTCAGCATATTTCTCATGCTACGTTGGGGAAGCACAGTGGATGGCGGGAGAGACCTGCAAGAATATTATGTGCAAAGTTGCAATCACTATCTTAACAAACACTTTTTTTCTATAAATCGGCATCCTAAACTACAGTGGTTATGCGCCACTGCAATAAGTCCCGGCTTGGGATCTCACAAACATCAGTGGATCTCTCCCAAGAAAAAACAGACCAAATCTAACTCAACACGTAAGCAGCTGGCGGAAATGTTTCCCAATTACAAAGATGATGAGTTAGATCTGTTGTCCGCAATAACCACTCAAACAGAATTGGAACAATATTTGCGTGACCATGGCAACGAAACCAAGTGATCGGGCTCAATGCCGCTACTGTCAAAGAACCTTTGCCAAAGAATCTACACTGGCAGCGCATGTATGTGAGCAGAAACGTCGGCATCAAGAACGCGGAGAACCCGGTGTACATCTGGGATTTCAAGCGTATCTAAAATTTTACGAATACACACAGGGCACCGCCAAGCCCAAGACTTGGGATGATTTTGTGTCTAGTCCCTACTATCGAGCTTTTGTAAAGTGGGGCAGATACTGTGTTGGTCTTAAAGCAGTTAATCCTCAGCGATTTCTTGAATGGCTGTTGAAAAACAATAAAAAAATTGATCAATGGTGCAAGGACACATTCTACACAGAATACCTGATTGTTCAGTTGAAAACTGAAGCCATTGCCGATGCACTGGACCGCGCAATAAACTACAGTCAATCATGGGCAGAGCAAACACACAGTCCTGCACAAGATTTCCTTCGCTATGGCAATCGCAATGCATTGTGTCATGCAGTGACCACAGGTCGAATTTCACCGTGGGTGATTTACAATTCGGATTCCGGGCAACAGTTTTTATCCGATATCACCAGCGAGCAGGTCAACATGATTTGGCCCTATATCGACACTGACTCATGGCAGAAAAAATTTCAACAGTATCAAGACGAGCAGGAACAAGTTAGAGAGTTTTGCAAGTATCAAGGATGGTAATGAAAGCAGACATTGACATTGATGTGCCCGACAGATCTGTAATTTTAGAATTGATCAAACACACTCCGGCTCGGCAAATTACCGACGGTCGTGTTAAAAAACACAACTCTGGCATTTATGTAACCAACATACCTGTGGACCCAGTCAATAACTGTGCAGCCATTGACTATCAGCAGGCCGAACAGCGGGGGTATTTCAAAATTGATCTACTGAACATGAGTGTGTATCAGTTGATTCGAGATCCTGAACACTATGAACAGATGCTGAAAAAATCTCCGCCCTGGCAAAGATTGTGGAAAGATCCTGACTGGGCTGCAAAATTGGTGCACGTTGGATCCTATACTCAATTGCTATCAAGCATGAAGCCAGACTCAATACCTAGAATGGCTGCATTTGTCGCAGTGATTCGCCCGGGAAAAGCGCATTTACAAAACAAGCCTTGGGATGAAGTATTTGCGTCAGTCTGGGACGGGGACGACAGCAAGGGGTATACATTCAAACACAGTCATTCTATTTCCTACGCAGCTTTGGTGGCGTTGCATATGAATCTGTTGGATCAAGACTAGTCAAGTTTTTTGACCAGTGTGATGCTTTTTCTTTTGCTTTTTTTCTTCACAATGTCAGCCAGGCTGCACACATGACCGTGCACTATTTCTAAGTCCTTGTTGACAAAAGTTCTTAGCGTGGGGCGAAATTCGTCCCACTCACCGCGTAAAAAGATATTGATTGGGATGGAACGATTACTCTCCCACCACCAAGTGTTGGCCAAGTCTAAGTAGCGTCTTTTTTGATCAGCATTGATCAATGCACCGAAGTCGTATATAGTGGTCACAGATTCGTCACGGTTTTGCACTATACCAACATATTCCATGTTGGCGTAGACACACAGTGTAATAAAGGGATATTTCTCAGCTAATTTTTGTAATCTATCACTGCCCATAAATATTTGTTGGAGTTATCATGTATTCTACACCAGCGTATATTTACCAACAGATTCAACGAGTGTTATTGATAGACACCTCAGGTGTGGGTGCAGTTTTTCAACGGAGGTGGGATCCAGTGTATGCAAAAAAACTAACCATCAACAAAGGTGTTGATAATGTTATCTTGTTTGAATTTGTCAATCAAGATCAAAAACCTGTGAACATCACTGGCAGCACCTTTAAATTCAGACTGATCAACAACGTGGGCGATGAGTTGCTTTATGAAAATGAATTGGTCACATTGAATGCCACAACAGGACGAGCCAAAGTCACCATACCAGCAGCCGACAGCACTGAATTCCCAACTCAACTGGCCAGTTACAGCATTGAACGTCTCAGTGGCAATCTTGCAGAAGCAGTGTTTGTAGATGCACAAGCACAGGGTCGAGCAGATGTTGATATTCAAGATTCGGTGTACCCAGCATTTGAACAAAGTGCCACATTGACTATTCCGGACATTTACGGACCGACCAATTACCCTCAACCGGTGAATTCAAGCACTTATCCAGACTGGGCGTTGGCGCCCACTGCTGGCAATATCAATGTCGACGTACAAAGATACACCAGTCAAGTTCCTACCACCGGAGCCAGCTTGACCACTTTTTCAATGAAGATGTTGCATTTCACAGGAAACGTAAAAGCTCAAGCAGCACAGGATTATCAATCTGGATTTTACGATGTGGGCAATGTTTACAGTTACTACAACGAATCTGGACACGTTTATAT